GGGCAACTTGGCAGATAGGCTCAACCAGTCTTGGATGGAAGCTGCCGTGACAGAGGTGGCAGTGCATCACCCGTCGTTTATGGTGGGAGCCGGTGTTGAGGACCGTGAGGCACGTGTAAGAGCAATCGTGGAGAGACCACACAGGCCAGGTTGGGTGCCAATCTACTACAGCTTCGACGTCTCTGGGTGGTCCCCAAACATGCCGCCGGAGGTGCAGCATATCTCGCATCGCGTGTGGGGTGACCTCTATGACGAGCCTCTGTTTCGCTCCGCACACCTGATCACGGACGACGTGAGAGTGTACATGAACAAGAATGGGTTTTCTGGCTGGTTTGTCAATCCGGGCGCGAATTTCGAGGGCTACAACGGTAAGGAAATGACAATGCTGCTTATCACGCTCATGTCGCTCACCGTCAAGGAGTGGCAGTCACGCATTGTGCTCAACAACCTAGCAACTATCAAGGAGGCGCGTGCGCTCGCAGCGGTGCTTCTCGCGTACATCGACGACGGCCTTGCAAAGCTCATCCTGCCAGTGGACAAAGCGGAACGTATGTTCTCGATCTTCAAAGACACCACTGTTGAGATGTTCTCTGCATGTGGGTTCACAATCGAGAAGTCAAAGTGCTACCCTAGTGATCGGTTTGCCATCTTTTTGAACGAGCCATACTTGCTTGGGCGCCACGTCGTGCACGGTACAAGGGCCGCAATGACAATCTGTGCTGAGAACACGGAGGAGCACACGAGCATCATCGAGAGGACTACGTCTGTCTCGACGGGCTGTCGCGGCGCAGTCATGTCCGGCCTAGACGCAACAACGGGTGTAATGCTCCAAGCATTTCACGTGATGATGCATGCCGAAGAGTGGATCCGTCATCCTGATCCCGTCATGCTGGCTCTCTGGACCTACTTGCCTCGGGCCTGGGGCGGGCTTGGGATGCCAACTGCGCTTCAGTTGGGCACATCAGGAGGCGGGTCTGCTTTTGAGGAGTCAGTCAGGACAATGCAGCGATGGGCCACAATCAGTACGCCTGCTCGCCTCATTTTCCTAAAGTACGCACGGCAAAAGCTCGCGCACCGCACTTCAAC